GGCTCGGCGGTCGGCTCGGCATTTTTTTAAGAACCGAGCGTTCAGCCAAGTCTGCTCCACGATGGATTTACCTGCGGACAAAATCAAAGACGCGGCATTCTACCCGGCGAAATACCCCGAGATCATAAAAATGCTGCGAGAGCGAAAAAAACGATGAACTGGACACATGAGCAACTCAGACAACTCGGCTACCGGCAAAACCCCGATGGTTCATTCTCTCACACTTCAACTTCGCGGATACCTCACGCCCAGCCTCAACCGGCTCCTCGGCCAGCACTGGACGACCCTCCAAAAGGAGAAAGTCCGCGCTCGCCGCGCACTCGACTCCGCATTGAAAGAAAATCCATTCGCTTACTTGATGCAGACAACTATGCAGGCGGTTGCAAGCCGCTCATTGACCAGTTGCGTTACGCGAAGCTCATCGAAGACGACGACCCGGAAACCATCGAAATCCTCTTTGTCCAAACCAAAGTCAAAACCAAGAAAGAAGAAATGACTCACATCGAAATAACAACCACAGGGGGAGTATGAGGGGGAGATTCCCAATACTTGTCAAGATCAATTTTGACTGATACCATCTAACATCATGGCAACAAAGCCAAAGAAAAAGGGTCGTCCAACCACCTTTACCCAGCAACTCGCCGACCAAATCTGTGAACGCATCGCAAATGGGGAAACTCTTCGCGCCGTTTGCCGGGATATTCAGCTTGCGCCGTCCACGGTGATCGAATGGACGATGAACAATAAAACATTTTCCGAACAATACGCGCAGGCGAGGCAGAAGCAGGCTGATTCCTACGCCGACATGATTCTCGACGAGGCATTCAACTCGCACGATGCGGCTATCGGACGGCTCCGGGTGGATGCATTGAAGTGGGTCGCCAGCAAGCTGGCTCCGAAACGCTACGGCGACAAGGTCGAGGTCGAGCAGACCGGCACAACAAAAATCCGAGTCATCATGGGCGGCGATGTTTGAGTCGGAATTTGAAATCCGACCACGCAGGCAGTTTCGCTCCTATCTGGAGCGGGACAAACGCTGGGCATGCATGGTTGTTCACCGGCGAGGCGGAAAAACATTCGGGTGCATTCAAGACCTGCTCAACAAAGCATTCACCACCGAGCGGGCGGGTCCACCGCTGCGGTTCGCCTACATCGCGCCGACACGCGACCAAGCCAAGGACATTGCGTGGGGATACATCAAGACCTTCCTCTCTCCGCTCCCCGGCGTGAAGATCAACGAGGCCGATCTCATCGCGACCTTGCCGAACGGGGCAACGATCCGGCTTTACTCTGGCGAGAGCTACGAACGGATGCGCGGCCTTTATCTCGACGGCGTGGTGATTGATGAATATGCGGACATCGATCCAGCGGCATGGCATTCGGTTATCCGGCCATGCCTCTCCGACTACAACGGGTGGGCAACATTTATCGGCACACCAAAAGGCCGAAATGCATTTTGGAGATTATGGACCGATGCTTGCGGAAACCCGGAATGGTTTGCCCTCATGCTCAAGGCGAGCGAAAGCGGGATCATTCCCGATGCGGAACTCACCGACATCCGCAAGGGAACACCGCCTCACATCTTTGAGCAGGAATACGAATGCTCGTTCGCCATCGGGCGACCCGGCGCAATTTATGTCAAATCGCTCGAAAAGGCTCGCGCCGAAAAACGGATCTCAAACGACATTCTGTGGTTCAAGGAACTGCCGGTCTACACAAGCTGGGATGTGGGCGCTCCGCTCAACCAGAAGGTGTGGATTTGGCAGATGGTCGGCGACCGCATCAACTATCTGGAATCCCTCTCCGGGTCCGATGAATGCAAGACCCCAGCGGATTGGGCGGCACGACTCAAGGAGCGTCAATACGGTTACGGTGGGCATTACATCCCGCATGACGCCGCAGCGGAGGTCGGCGGACTCTGGCAGGAGGCGCTTGGCCGCAGCGGACTGACCGGCGTCTGCCCTGTGCCTCGGCAGATCAGCGTTTGGGATGGGATCAATCTCGCGAACGATGCGTTCCCTCGCATTCACATCAACGAGGCCGGTTGCGCGGATGGCATCGAGGCGCTCGACGCCTACCATTCCAAAGAGGAGCGCGATGGCGTCACCATCAAGGATGTGCCGGTGCATGATTGGTCATCTCATTTCGCCGATGCGTTCAGCCTTTCGCACCAGGCTATAAAAAAAGGCATGGTCATCGACCGCTCCGCGATCCCTCGAAAGGCCGAGCGGCACGAAGCGATCCGAGTGACAGCAGGATTCCGAGGCGGTGGATTCGGAAAGGTGCGGCGGTGAAACGCGAACTCGAAATCCAAATCCTCGACCTGTATCGGCGCTACCCGCAGCCGCGATGTTTCGCCGAGGAGGTCGAACTCACCGCATGGAATGGCGTGGTCATCAACACCGAGGACTTCTTCATGCTCGCTCGCCCGGTGGACATTCACGACCCCGAGGAACGCTGGCGCGATGCCGCTCACGCATACCACAGGTTGTGCCAGAACTGCTGGCTGATCACTATATATAGTGGTATCAGTCAAAATAACCCTTGCAACTTTGCCCCGTATCGTCTCCCCTACATCGCATGGAGTCGGCGAGACCGCCCGCTCCGAGTTTACGAAACCCAAAAACTCCAAAAGCGATGCGACTTACTGACCACGAAATCAACCCTATCCTCTCACCCTGCCTAGCGTGGTTTGGAGGAGGCGGACGCAAAGGCCCGAGCAAGCAAGAACAGCAGGCTGCACAGCAGCAGCAAACCGACATGAGGACGCAGGCCACGCAGCAAGCCACAGCCCAAAAAAGCCTTCAAGAAGAAAACGCCAAGCAAGCCGCAGCGCAACGGGAAGCGCAGCAGAAGCAAATGGAACTTTTGGAAAAGCAACGCGCCGAAGCTGCCGCTGCCCAGCAATTTCAAATCGAGGAAATGAGACGCCAAGGGGCGATGAATTCCCCAGCACCAGCCGCAAACATTGATGCAGGCGATCCTGCCGGGGATACCGCAAAAGAAGCCCTTCGCAGAAAAGGGATGCGGAAATCCATTCTCGCCGGGGAAAGCTCGCAGGCTCCCATGACGACCGGCTACTCAACCCTCGGTTGATTCAGTTTTGACTGATACCAAATGACCGGAAAAAATCCCGAACTCGCCGACAAGGTTTTGCAGCGCCATGCGGAACTAGTGCATCAGCGGGCCACATGGGAATCTCTCTGGGAGGACATCGCGAAGTATGTGATGCCCCGCAAGGCGACGATGTTCACGCAGACGACCTCGCCCACCACCGAAGACGAGGCGCAACTTTTCGACGCCACCGCCGTGCGGGCAAACATGATTCTGGCCAATGGTCAACTCAGTTGGATGACGCCGCTCGAAAGCCGGTGGTTTTCGCTGGAGCCACCGAAGGCGATGGAGAGCGAGGACGAGATCGAGCAGTGGTTCAAGCGTTGCACCGAGGTCATGCAGGCCGAACTCAGCCGGTCCAACTTTTACACGGAGATTCACGAACTCTATCTCGACCGGGGTGCGTTTGGCACGGCGGCGATCTTGGTTGAAGGCGGGAAGAACAATTCTCTTAACTTCACCAAGCTCGACCTCGGCAGCTTCGCGATCTCGGAAGACGACGAAGGCTATGTGGACACGCTTTCCCGCGAGTATGAGATGACCGCACGGCAGGCCGCACTCAAGTTCGGCGTGGAGAACCTCACCGACTCGATGAAGAAGGAACTGGAGAAGCCCAACTCCAACCGCAAGTTTTCCTGCGTCCACTTGATCGCCCCTCGCGGCCCGGGCGAGATTGAACAAGGCAAGCGAGACGCTGAGAACAAGCCCTACGCCTCGGTCTATGTGGACAAGGCGAGCAAGCATGTCTTCCTGTCCTCTGGCTTCGATGAGCAACCGTTCTTCGTGACGAGATATTTAAAATGGAAGAATTCCGAATGCTACGGCTACTCGCCATCGTGGACCGCACTACCAGAGTGCAAGCAGCTTAATTTTCTCGAAAAGCAACTCGACTCCCTCGCTGAGATTCATGCGTTCCCTCGCATTCTGATCCCTGCTGGATTCGATGGCGACATCGACCTCCGCGCCGGGGGTGTGACCTATTTCGATCCGAACAATCCCAACGCAACACCACGGGAATGGGGAACCAATGGGCGCTACGATATCGGTGTCGAGCGGGCCGAACAAAAGCGCAAGGCGATCAACGAAGCCTTCCATGTGGACTTGTTCCAGATGTTCGCTCAGTTGCAAAAGCAGATGACCGCCCGCGAAGTTGCCGAGCGAGCCAGCGAGAAGCTGATCCAATTTTCACCGACCTTTGCGCGTCTCACCACGGAGCTATTCAATCCGCTCCTTCGCCGGGTCTTTGCAATCTTGGCCCGCGCTGGCAAGTTCCCTCCCCCACCCCAACAACTCACGATGGTCGGTTACATCCCCGAACCGGATGTCGCCTACAACTCCCGAATCGCTCTCGCGATCAAGTCTCTCGAAAACGCTGCCTTCATCCGCACCAGCGAGATGCTTCTGCCCTATGTGCAGATCAAACCCGACATGCTCGACAATTTCGACTTCGATGAAATCTGCCGCGACATGGCCCGCAACGATGGTCTTCCCGCCCGGTGGCTCATGGAGGAGGAAATGGTCGCGCAACAACGAGCCGCCCGCGCCCAAGCTCAACAGCAGGCCATGCAGGCGCAGCAGATGGAGCAGGCCGCAAGCGCCCTCGGCAAAGCTGGCAGCGTCAAACAGGATTCCGCTCTCGCTGGGATGCTCCCCGGCATGATGGGACAAGCGTGATGGCTCCCGAGGACAAAGCCGCCGCCCTTCGGCGCGAGCGTGAGCGCCAGAAGACGACCAACGCCTACCATCGTGTGTTCAGCACCAAGGAAGGCCAAGCGGTCATCGCCGACCTCAAGGCGCAGTTCGCCACCGAAAGCCAAGCCTTCCTGCCTGGTTACGATTTCAACCCTGTGGTCGCCGCCCTTCGCGATGGCCAGCGCGGTGTCGTCCTTCACATCGAATCGGTCCTCCGCAGGCCGGTCATCGCGGACGGCGACATTGAGACTCCCAAACGCAAGGTCAAGAAATGAGCAAGAAAACCGAACCCAAAAAAGACATCCCGCCCGCACCCGAAATGGAGCAGATGCTCGGCGACAAGACCCCTGCCTATGTCGAATGGATGCGCGATTACCACCCGCAGGAATTCGCGATCCGCTACGCCGGACGCCGCACCCATCTCGGTTACCACCCGCATCAAAACTGACGAGCAGTTTTGACTGATACCATTTATGGAAGACACCATCGATACCTCCTCCGAGCAGAGTCTGCTCGACACAGGAGCCGACAGCACCAACACCGCAGCGCCCGCCGC